GGTCGCGAGGTAATTGATCCCAACGCACCGCTCGATGCCAAGGCTGCGTTGCAGGAGTATCAGGACTACCGGGCCACGTTTGCCCAGAAGTTCCTCGATAACCCGGAACAGACTCTTGGGCCTATGGTCGAAAAGGTCGCGATGGAACGCGCCCAGCAGATCGTAGACGAACGTCTTGGTCGGATGAAGGACGAGCAGTACGTGTCCGGTTTGGAGCAAGAAAACCGGGATTGGCTATATGACGAAAAAGGGGATGTATCTGCGGAGGGGGTCGCGGTCCAGAAATATATTGCCGACGCGAAGAGCCTTGGCATTAACGGGGCACAAGCCCGTTGGGACTATGCGACGAAGATGGTCGAGCGCGATCTGATGCTCACCGCTCTTCGTCAGCAACAGTACCAGCAGCAAGTGCCTCAAGCACCGCAGCCCCAACAACCACCGCAGCAGCCACAACAGCCCACTGCCGAGAAGGCGAACATGGATTTCTTGCGTCAGCAAGCCATGCGAACCCCAAGTCAGCGATCTGTGACGGCTGGAACAAACGCCCGAACCCCCAAGAAAGCCATGACCTTTGAAGAGATGCTGCTCTCCGCAGCCTCTGAAGAAGGCTTGGTCTAATCCAGCGAAGGAACTGAACAAATGGCTAGTCCCACGGATTGGAGCCGCGTTATTGCAACTACGATTGTAAACCACACTCGGGAAACCGAGGAGGCTACATTTCGTAAGTTCAAAGTGTTCGCATTGCTGGAGCAGAGCGGCAATGTGATTATGAACCAGAGCGGTCGCGGCTTCGATTGGAACGTGAGATTTCGGCTGGCCCCGGTGACCGGGAACACTGGTGATACTCCGCGTACCTTCAGCCGTGTCTCGGCATACAAGCGGGCATCCCTCCCGTGGCGTGGCTTCACGACCACCGACGCCATCTACCGTCGTGAAATGCTGGAGAACCGTGGTCAGCAGGCGCTCGTTGATGTGGCGTCGAAGATGGCTGAACGGCTCCGCGAGTCGCTTGAGACGCACCTGTCCTATCAGCCGTACCGCGATGGTAACGTCAGCGGCGCGGAGAATGACTTCCACGGCATCGAAAGTTTCATGGGATACGATGGCACGGTCAGCGAAGCTGCCGGTGCCGGTGCGTTCGACAAGCGAACGACCAGCAACACGGCAGATCGGTACGGCTACCCCACCGATACCTATGCTGATCTCTCGACGCAGCTTGGTTACTACGGTGGTGGTCGCATCGGAACTTCCACGGGCGTCTGGCCCAACGTGCAGGTCGATAGCGAGGCGGATTACTACAGCCCGGTAGTAATCAACTATAACGCCACCTCGTTCAACCCCGGTGTTACCAACCCCTCGACGGGTGCTGTGACTCCGAAGGGTAACTGGGCGCTGAACTGCGTTGCGGCTATCCGCGAAGGCATTCACCAGTGCAAGCGCAATGACACGAAGGAAAGTCAAATTGACCTCGTCGTGGTTGACCGCTCCATGTACATCACATTTCTTAACGCCCACTCCAACAAGGAGCGGATCATCGTTGAGAAGCAGAACGGTCTGAAGGCTCTGGGCTTCAATGACTCCGTAACTCTCGACGGAGTCGAGGTTAGCTCGGAATACGCCGTTCCTCCGGGTCGCGGCTACGGGTTGTCCATCGACAACATCTATCTGCGTTGCCTTGAGAATCAGTTGATGGTCGCGGAAGGCCCATTCTTCTCGGAAGAAACCCAAAGTTATCGCTACGCTTGCTCGACTTTAGGCAACTTTCAGTTCCGTTCTCCGCGCAACTTTTTTACCCTCGCCCCTGTCACCGCTGAAGTCTGATCTAGGAGAAGACACACAATGTCGAGCATTTTCAGTGATCCGTTCTTCCGCCGTGGCACCACGTTGCTCAACGGCGAGGACATCGAGCTTGATCCGGCTGGCAGTCCCATCGCGGGCCGCGAGGTAGTGGGTCAGGTCAAGGTGTTCCAAGATGTGAACCCGGCAAGCCGTGGTGAGCGGTACAGCAACCGACTCGTCTACTGCGTGGCGGCTCGCTACACCGGCAGCACTGTGGCTGACGCTTCGACCATCGCTGGCGAAGTGTTCCTGATGGATTTCAACAGCCCCCTGTCGGTGTTCAGCACCAAGGGTACGGCCACGAACATCAATCCGGGCCTCGCCTTCGGTGTTCTGGACGAGTACCTCAAGGGTCAGCTTCGCACGAATGACATCGTGTGGCTGGTTGTCAAGGGTCCGACTTCTGCCAAGCAGACCGCTGTGTCGATTGCAGCGGGCGCGCAGGTGCAGGCATCGGCCACGGCTGGTCAGATCGCGGTGATGAGTACGGGCACGACCATCGGTCAGCAGATTGTTGGTGCCGCCTCCCCGGCGTCATCCGGTCAGGTGCGCGTCAACCTGACCACGAATCTCGTTTGAGCATGCCAGCCAACTAGGATCGAAAGAAGCAGCCTGCGGCTCATCCCCGCAGGCTGCTTCGCTTTCTGGATTATGGAAAACAGAACCTGTTCGATCTGCGGAAACGAAAAGCCCCTCGACGCCAGCAACTTCCGTTGGCGTGTGCAGGAAGGTAAGGGCTATTTCACGGCAGAGTGCAAGGCATGCATTCGTAAGGCGAAGGACATCAGCCGCGCCCGTGCGGAAGATCGCCGCAAGCAGGGGCTGGAGAAGATCGAGACGTTTGGCGTGGATGCCTTCATCAAGGCCACGCTGCACGGCGGATCGAACATACCGCACACGGCAGAGCTAGTGGAGCGTGTATTTCAATACTTCGGTGGCGTGGGTGGATTCTCGGCAGTGCTGGTCAAGCAATATTGGGATAGCCCGCCCGGAGGATCGGCCCGCAGCAGGCTGCTGGAAACGATGTGTCGCCTCGTCACCAAGAACGTGGAAAGCGGTGGTGCCAAGAAACCGCTTCAGTTCTGGTCAGAGGACGATCTGGAGAAGGAACTAGAACAGCGTATGGCGGAAGCCGTCGCATCATTCAAGGGGATAACCATCGATGCCAAGAAAGAAGAACCCAAGCGGCTCGCGGAAGAAGCACCCGCCAGTATCTCCCCCGCAGTTGCCGCAGCAGTTAGGAATCACAAAGTTTCAGAGAGATTCCTTAAAAGAACTGCAAAACGAAATTCGGGAGCGAAAGCTGGAGGCTCTGAAGCTGTACAGGCCGAACCCGAATCAGGAGAAGGTGCATGAATGCACTGCCTCTGAAGTCCTTGTGATCGGTGGCAACCGCTCTGGCAAGTCGCTCTCAACATTTGTCGAGGATGCCCGTTGCGTTACGAACCAAGACCCCTACGGAAAGTACCCAAAGGAAGGCATTCTCGTCATAGTAGGAAAGGATTGGAAACACATCGGCATGGTTGTGGTTCCGCTTCTCTTCCGCGCCGGTGCCTTCCGAATAATCAAAGACGAAACGAGCGGAGAGTGGAGAGCGTACAACCCCGCAACAGACGAGAAGAGGAGGGCAGAGTCAAAACCGGCACCACCTCTGATCCCTCCCCGGCTAGTGAAATCAACTAGCTGGGTTCTGAAGTCAGCGGGCTACATGCAGTACTGCAAGCTGCATACGGGATGGGAGATACATTTCTTCTCGTCAGAAGGTGACCCTGTACAAGGGTTCCAATGCGACCGTGCCCACATTGACGAGGATATTAACAACGAGAATTGGGTGCCAGAGTTACAAGCCCGTATCGTTGACAGACGCGGTAAATTTTGCTGGTCGGCTATGCCACATTCGACTAATAACGCTCTTCTCGGTCTGAAGGAGCGAGCCGATGCAAGTGAGCAAGCTCTGGGTGAGAAGTCCAGCATCCGGCAGTTCAAGCTGCGAATGCTCGACAATCCCTTCCTCGACTCTGAAGAAAAGAAGAAGAGCTTGGAGCGCTGGGCGGCACTTGGTGAAGACGTTCTTCGCATGCGAGCAGAGGGCGACTTCATCACTGATAGTGTCTTGTGCTACCCGAACTTCGACATGGGTATTCACGGCATGGACAGGTCGGAACTCCCCGACTCCCAAGTCCCTACAAATTGGTGCCGCTACGCGGTTATCGACCCCGGCCACGCCGTCACTGCGGTGCTGTTCTGTGCGGTCCCACCAACAGAGGACTACTGGCTTGTCTATGACCAGTTGTACCTACGGCAGTGCAACGCTTACATCTTCGGAGATGAGTTCTCCAAGCGGGTGCGGGATTGGCACTTCCATGCGTTCTTGATCGATGCACACGGCGGTAGGCTTCGCGACATCGGCTCCGGTCGGCTCCCGGTCGAGCAGTACACCGAACAGCTTCTCACTCGGAACATCCGCAGCCACATCACCGGATCGAGCTTCCTTGCTGGGTGCGATGACATCCCAGCCCGTATGGAAGCCACGCGGTCGGCCATACATATCCGTCCGCAAGGCACCCCGGTTCTGCGAGTGTTACGAAACACATGCCCGGATTTGGAACGGGAGATGAAACGTTACAGGAAGCTCGTCAACTACGTTAGTGGAACGGCTATCGTAACAGACAAGCCGAACACAAAGGGCGAGGTTCACTTGTGCCAGTGCTTGGAGTACCTCTGCGCATACCGCCCAAAGTATCACGCACCTCCTGTGCAGAGTAACGAGCCTGACCCGTGGTGGGTCAAGTGGCAGCGTGAACGTAAAAAACGGCTGGGGGAAGGTGGTCCCGGCTATGTATTCTTGGGTCCACAAGGAGGACGCACGAATGACAACTGAATGGAAAATGCCGCGCCCGAACATCGGTGACATCGTCCTCTACAGCAAGGATTGGCACACGTTCGCTAATCCGGTTGTCGGCTTCGTTGCCAAGCAGCCGGGTGAATCGACCATAAGCATCTTGACGTTCACGCCTGCCGGGTATGCGTTGATGCATCAAAGCTGCCATCACAGAACCGATCCGGCGTTGAATGGGGATCACGGCTGGAGCGAGTTTGGCGTGTGGGACTTTGCCCCCTCGACTGCCGCGCTTCGGGAACTAACTGCGGAGTCACCAAGTGTCCGAAAGTCTTCCACAAAGTAACCCACTTCGTCAGGTTGTCGGTACGTGGGTTAAGAAGCTAAAAGCCGCTGAGAAATACAAGAAAGCCTTCGCGGAGGACGCGAAAGAGGCATCTCAGTTTTTCGACGGCGACCACAATTTCATGTGGAAAGATTCATACGCGCGTGGTGAACGGGGGTACAACTCCTCGATTGCCCCGCCTTCTTTCCGTATGCAACTCAACAAGGTGTTTGAGTTGGTGGAGATTTTCGCGAGCGTGATCTACCACCGTAATCCGGTGCGTAACGTCACAGTCATCCAGCCACCCGATCCCCCTATGGAGAAGATGGGGCTGGATCGACCGCTCGGCCCAAACGGCATGCCTAGCCCGGAGCAGATGCAGATCATCACTGCACTGAAAGAGGAACAGGCAGATCGTGAGTCACGCAAGGTAGCCGCCACTCTTCTAGAGAGCTACTTGAACTTCACGCCGGTCGAGCTTGATCTGAAGCGTCAGGCCCGCAAGGTGGTGAACGAAGCGATGATCAAGGGGGCGGGCACGTTCTGGACAGAGCTTGTGGCGCTCGACACTTCTGGTGATGGCTCCACGCCTCAGATGAAGATGGTTGGATCGTTCTACGATACGGTGGACAACCTCCTCATAGACCCGGATTTTGACAACGAAGATGACATGCTCTGGTGTGCAAGAAAGTGCGTTCGTCCTCTGGATGAAGTATCCGCTACCTATGGGGTTCCGCCAGAGGATTTGAGGAAGCACACCGAAACCCAATCACCGTCTCTGAACCGTGAGCCGCAGGGATCGGTAAAGAACAAGAAGAAGGACACGACCAACACGCTGGTGACCTTCTACAAGATTTGGTCGAAGACAGGCATGGGCGACCGCTTCAAGGATTCGCCCAAAGAGAACAAGGGCGTGTTCGACGGTCTTGGCAAATACGTATACCTCGTCATCTGCGAAGGCGTTGACTACCCACTGAATCTGCCGCCGGAACTGATGCAGCAGGAAGTGGATGAGCAGCTTGGCGTACCAGAGGAGATGCTGCCGCGAGTAGCGTGGCCGATCCCATTCTTTGCTGATCCGAACGGCTGGCCTTTCACGATGCTGGCCTTCCACCGCAAGCCGGGGTATGCGTGGCCTGTGAGCCATATCCGCCCTGCGATTGGCGAGTTGAGATTGTTGAATTGGTGCTTTAGCTTTCTCGCGACACGTATCGCAACAAGCTGCGAAACCGTTGTGGCAGTGCAGAAAGCAGCGGACGAAACGATCAAACAGCAGCTTCTCGCCCCGTCCGAAGGCGGATTCAAGATTATTGAACTGTCGGAACTGCTAGGCCGAAGGATCGAGGACATCGTCTCTGTCTTTCAGATGCCGCAAGTCACGAAAGACTTGTGGGACATAATCTCCGCCATCATGGACGAGTTCGCCAAAAGAACGGGTTTGTCAGAACTCGCATATGGTTACACACGTTCATCCTTCAGAAGTGCTGCTGAAGCGCAGATCAAGAACGAGAACATCAGTATTCGGCCCGACAACATGGCGAACGAGTTGGAAGACTGTATGAGTCTTCTCGCGCGCCGTGAGGCACTCGCAGCGCGTTGGTTGCTTGAGCCACAGGACGTTGCTCCGATCCTTGGACGAATGGGTGCGGCGGCATGGGCACAGTTCATCAGTCGCCGTGACATCGTGAGCCTGACACGCGAGCTTCTCTACCGCGTCGAGGCTGGTAGTGCGAGGAAGCCGAACAAGTCTTCTCGCGTCGAGCAGATGCAGATGGCAGTTCAAAATCTCGGTCCCATCTTGAGCAACCTCGCAGGCACGGGCATGGTTGGTCCGTTCAATGCGTTGATGAAGGATTGGGCCGACTCGCTCGACATCGACGCCGACATGTACTTGCTGCCGCCCCCACCTCCCCCCGCGCCCCCTTCAGCGCCGCCCGGACTCCCCTCCCCACCGGAGCAGGCAGCGGAGGGGGCGGGGGGGAGCGGGCCACAGGTTCCACCGGAACTTAGCCCGCAGGCTTGATGCCACCCACAGAGCAAAAACGCCGTCACAACCTCTGGACGCGATACCGCATCACGCCAGAGGAATACGAAGCGATCTTTGATCGTTGCGGTGGCCGCTGCCAGATATGCGGACATAAGGTGCAGTCGCTCTGTGTTGATCATTGCCACCTGACACAGGAGGTGCGTGGCCTTCTGTGCAAGCGTTGCAATCGAGGCGTGGGCCTTCTTGGTGACGATGAAGCGAGTCTGAAGAAAGCATGGGACTACCTGTATGAGTACGAACGACATTCCACACGACATCCAAACCGCTTCCGCATCGGTGCAAAAGCACTACGCACAAATGATCGAAAACGGGGTGCATCCCCGGATGGCGGAAATGTTCGCCCTGCAAAAGCCACCCGGCGTAAAGGGAACCGACAGAACCCTGATGCAGGGGCGGTACAACAACGAACAGTTCAACCAGATGCCGCCGGATCATGCCCGCAACATGATCACGATGGCAAAGCGGGCGGGAATCAACCCGAACGGTAAGTGGTACTGCTCCGGTCTAGCTGACAAGCGTGGGCCTGCGGACCCAATGGCGTGGGTGGATTCAGTTGGCGAGGTGAAGAAGGTTGCTGCCGTGCGCAATCTTACGATCAAGGGTGCTGTGGATCACGAAGGGATGGCAGTTCCGCCACCACCTCCGAAGCCACTGTCGGAACGACTGACCCGCGAGATGATGAAGGTTGAGAAACGCAACAATCCCACCATGAAACAAGGTGAGCTTCGCGAGATGGTAGTCGCGAAATACGGACGCAAAAGGAAGCCTAGATGAACACTGCACAGGACATCGTGTCCTACTTGCTCGCGTCCACTGGTGGCGGCGCACAGGATGGCGAGCATGCTGCCGTCAGGCAGGCAGTTGTCCACGGTGTTCGTGAGGTGTTGCAGTGCCGGGATTGGCTGTGGCATGTCCGCACCGGATCGTTCACCACTAATCAGTTGCGTACCACAGCAACGGTGACGGCTGGCAGCAAGAACATCACTGTCGCCAACGCCACGGGGTTCATCCCCGGTCGCGTGTGCAGCATCAGTGCCATGTACTTCCCCACCCCGGTGAGGATCACTGCGGTTAACGGCAATGTCGTGTCGCTCGACGTTGCTGCCAATCAGTCTGCTACCGGCGTCACAGCTATGCCGCAGACCTACTACGATCTGCCGCTCGATCTCAAGAACATCGACACGCTCGTCACGAACACTGTCGGAACCTTGCATTGCTACATCACGCCGCAGGAGTGGCAGCGGCTGGAGATCAACACCCGTGGTGCTGGCGAGCCTTACTACTACACGGTGATGAAGTCGGACACTGACCCGAACAGGTATCAGGTCCGCTTTGTTGGGGTGCCCACCGACGCAACGGTGGTTCACTATTCGTACCGAATCACCCCGGCGGCAATTAAGTACATGGGGTATGAGCGGCTGACCCGACAGGGAACCGTCTCGCTATCGCTGCAACAGGCTGGCCCTACGGTGATCGGTGAAGGCACGGCATTCCCACAGGACTGTGCTGGTGCCTATATCCGATTTGGTGCCGAGGGCATGGATGCAGAGCCGAATGGCTCCACTGTCCCTTACTACGCAGAACGTCGCATCGAGGCGTGGCTCTCCTCCACCAAGCTCATTCTCTCTGGTTCGTTCCCGTCTGTTCAGTATCCGCACAACGATGCCTACAGCGTGGTGACTTATGACGCGGGCGAGGTGGGCGCGCCATCCACTCCGAACAGTGCCATCAACTCCACCACCCTGTACGCGAACGACACGCTGACCCTGCCTGCGAAGACCAAGTACGCGATCACGCATCCCATCGACGCCTCGCCGCAGATGTACACGGCAATCCTAAGTGCATGCGAAATGTGGTACGCCCGCGTTGCAGGAAAGCCGTATGACCTAGCGATGGCTACGTTCAACCGCGACCTCCGCATTGCGATGGAGAACGATGTTGTCACTCCTCGCAGCGGCATGCCGGGAAGCACTTCGTATCCGACTCCGCGATCTATGGGTTGGCACTCGACCATGCTTCAGGACGTTGAATGAACATCCGCCAATGGCTGGGATACAACGCCGATGCATCGCAGTATCTTCTGCGCGCGGGCGAACTTCGTGTCCTCAACAACTTACAGTCTCGCCGCCCCGGCATGCTCATTGCCCGTAAGGGCGTGTCGAAGATTTACGGCAAGTACGATGACGAAACCATCTACGGCATGTACCGGCGGGCCACGATCCCCGGTGCCCCGCTCGACTTCCTGTGGCTGAAGAAGGTTCTCGTCGCACGGGAGCTAACTGCCGCGCAGATCACAGCACAGGTCTATCCGCTTGAGTACGTGTGGATGGTGATGCGTGTCGAGGGAAACGCCAGCCGCGTGATCGATACGCAGCCTATCTCTCCCAGCGGCTCAAGCAGTATTCAGAACTTCAGCATTGCCGAAGATCGCCACGGCAGGATGTTCCTCTTCTACGGGAACGGGGTCAGGCCGCGACTCTATCGCCCAGACGCTCTCTCCAACGTATGCCTCGATCTGGGGCTGGACCCTCCGACCATATCCCCGTCCGTTGTTCCAACTGGCAGCGGCTACTTCATCGAGGGCGTGGATGTGAAGGAGGGCGGCGGATCGTACTACGCACCCCCTGCCCTGACGCTGAAGGGCGGAAGCCCATCTCGCCCTGCGATCCTCAACCCCATTGTGCAGTACGGCAACGTGGTGGGTGTGGAGATCGTAGACGGTGGCGCGGGCTACCTGACTCCACCGCAGATCACGGCGGCTCTCGACAAGATCGGCACCGGGTTCCGGGCCAAAGGCGTCATCAGCACATCGGCCCGCACCATCGAGGGCTTTTCGGATACGGCCACGGCGACGGTCACCGGGACGGCTGCAAGTGCCACGCAGACCTACGGCACCACGAACGGCACGACCGACAACAAGATCATGTATCTCAGCAGCGACAACACAGTCGCTTCTGTAGCTGCCACCTACAACACCGACAGTCGCCGCTTCGCTGCGACCATCCCGCTCACTTCCGCATCGACCACGGGCACGGGTGCATACGCCACACTGGAGTTCTCGCCCACGCCTCTTGGGTACGGGCTGGACACATCATCCTTCACCTCAAGCTCGGTACAGGTCACGAACAGGTTCAAGACCTACCTGTATGGCGAGTATTGGGAAGGCTCCGACTACAACGATCTCGCCAGCGTCGAGAACTCACGATACGGCGGCTTGCAGGCCAGCGGATCGCGATTCATCAAGGGTTTCAGCGGATCAGTTAACGGACGATCTGCGGATGTGTACTGGCCCGACTACAGCAAGATCTGTGTGTGGTTTTGCACTGGCGTGTATTCGCAGAACCTCAATCAGTGGTCGCGAGCAGATGTGCCAGTGCAGCAGGAAGCCGAGAGCGGTGCGAAGTATATCGAGTTCCGGCTGAAGCCCACGAAGCAGGCTAAGACTGTCAAGTCTCTTGGCAAGTCTGCGATCACAACCCAGCTTCAATCGTATGACACGCTGCCAGATGCAGTGGCACCGCTTGTCCGTATCTATCTGACTGACTGCCCTGACAAGTGGATCAACGACAACGCACAGTGCTTCCCCACAACCACCAAGGAACGGGCGACTCGCTTCAATCGACTCGCATGGTGGGCACCTTCCTCTGGCGTTCCACGACCGATTGTGAACATCGTGCCAGAGGGATCGGCAATCAATGCCAATGCGGTGACGATCACCGAGGCTGGACAAGGCTGGCAATCAAACACGCTCTTCGCATTCCGGCTGTACCAAGCAAATGCTTACGCTCAGTACACCGACTACAACACAGCCACGCGGGAGTACAGCGTTCGTCGCGGCCATGCCGTGTACAACCCGGACAACTTCTACTGCGAGTTTCGGCTTCGGGCGAATACGCCTGA